ACCTTCGCAATAAAATCGCCGTTGTTAACTGTAGAACAGTCAATAACTAACTTATACACAGGACGTGCATAATAGCGGTCTGCTTTAGAGCCTTTATCGCTTACCAGAGAGGATGTTTCTGCAGAGGTAATTGTTAAAGACGTCTTACCACTTAAGGCATCCGTAACAACTAGGGGTTTAGTCAGCACTGTAGTATTATCAGACAGCTTAACTAGGTGTGCTATAAAGGTATCACTACCTTGGATTTCCATCGGTAAGGTAGAACCATCAGCCTTGATAGTAAAGACAAAGTTGTTATCTAAACCTTTAGTAATAGTAAATTTAGCCACATCGCAGCTCATAGTTCATCCTTTTTTATACCAAAGTAAGGGCCCGTAGGCCCTTTCAATTATCGGTCTTCGTACGAGATAGTGTAACGAGGACGCATCTTGACAGTCGAAAGACCTGTCTTATTATCACGCATATGAAGAGGAATCTGTACCTGTTCAAGCGTCTTCAGGTGTCCCATACGTACTTCAATCTTCTCATTAAGAGGGAGAATAATTGTACCTAGATCAAAGTACTCGTTAGAGCAGTTTACGGTACAAGTAGTAGTCTGGTTGTTAACACGCTGGTCATTATCAATGATAGTAACAATACGCGTTTGTTCAGCTTTTTCTCTAGCCGCGTTAATCTTGTCACTTAACGATTTAGCAGCAGCTGACTCTTTTTTAGGTTTAGCTTCTTCTTCAGCAACTACTGCTTCTAAAGCAGGGCCTGAAGTTTCTTGAGCTTCGTAAAACGCTTCGATCTTTTCCTGCAGTTTATTTGCAGAGACGTTCTTAGCGTACGATACACCTAGTTCATCAGCTTCTTGTTTCAATTCTTGTAGTGTTGACATAGTTCTAAGTCCTTCATAGGTTATTTAGAGTTAAGGTTAGTTTTACAGCTACCATTATATAATAACTGTATTCATAAAGTAAAGTTTTTTAAACAAAAAACCCCTCCGAAGAGGGGTTCTTATTAGCTAGAAGCTAGATTATGCAGATGCAGTAACCAGGACTTTTAGCAGTTTTTCTTCTTCGAGGATGATACCAGCGTAGAAGAAGTTGTAAGAGAAGAAACCGTTAGTACCGTAAGGGTTAGCGTTTTCTACCTGCTCTGGAGACTTAGAGTTGAACTTGATCTTGTCCTGACCCTTCAGACCAACAGTTGCGAATGCACCCTGAGTTGGGAAGAGGATTGGGAACACATCGTAGTTACCACCAGTAGCTGACAGTGAAGCGTCAGTAGCAGTAGCACCCTGGCCAGCGTATACAACAGCAGACTCAGACTCGATGAAACGAACTTCGTGCATAGCACCAACTTCGCCTTCAGCCAGAGTAGCAGCAGAAGCGTACTTGTGAGCAGGGATGTAAACGAACTCAGTCATACCGTTGTCTGCAACAGAACCACGAGTCAGAGTTTCCAGATCGCCTTTAACGTTAGCACCGATAACAGCGTAGTATGCTTTAGCAACTGTCTGAGTATCGATTTTGTTAGAGCCGGTTACAAGCTGAGTGTTTTTCTGTGCACGGTTACGTACCAGTTTACGAACAGCTTTACGGATCAGGTCGTAAGATACACGATCTTCAACATCACCGATTGCAGTAGCAGCACCAGAGTACATAACAGTACCAGTTGCCAACATGTCCAGCTGCATTAGGTCTTCCATGCGAGAGTTAGCCAGTTCACCCAGCTCTTCACGGTAACGAACCTGGATAGCGTCTTCAGAGAAAAGCTCAACTTCATCAGTGTAGTCAATCATTTCGCCGTAACGAGCCAGAGAAGTTTCCATAGTAACTTTCTGCAGTGAACGTTTGTTTACAGCGCCAGCGCCTTCAGCAAGAGTTGCAGAAGACAGAGCAGTGTTAACATCAGCGATATCACGTGCAGAAAGGAAACCTTTTGCAGAGAATTCAGCATCGTTCAGAGCACGGTCGTACATGTGCAGGAATTTAGAGATTTTGAAGGTCTTACCCATTTTCTTAGGCATAGACTTGCGATCTGCGAACTGACCGTAAACGTTAACGCGGTTAGCCGCTTTAACACCAGCACGGTCGTAGTAGTGAACAATAGTATTAGCGCCAGCAGTGCTGTTTGCGCCGTTACCGTATACGTTAGTAGCCATTTTTTATAGTCCTCTATTTTATAGCTGTAAGGGGGTATTATTACCCCCAAGATGATTTTGTTTTACATCGATTCCTGTAATCGCTGATACCAGTCATCAAACGCTTCGTCTGAATCATCTAGGTAGTCAATTACATCACGACTAGCTGTAGCTTTACTAGGAGCTGCAGCCTTACGCTTTGCAGAGGCTTGTTTCGTAGCGGTTCGCTTCTGTGACTGGGCTTTTACTTCAGCTAGTCTAGCTTTTTCAGCTTCTTTAGCTTCACGTTCAGCCTGTTTAGCAGCTTGTCGCTCTTCATAAGCATCTTGCTCAGCAACTTGGTTAAAGTGCTGTTGAGCAGCTTCTTTATAATAGTCTAAGTCCGACTTCTTGCCACCATCGTAAACTTTTAGCTTTTCAGCTAGAGGCTGTAAAGTTTCATACATGCCACTTTTTACGTCCGTATGGAGCAGTCTAATCATCTCTGGGTTTTGCGCCATGGTATTCCATGAACGGTCATCCCATTCCTTAGACAAAATATTATGTGTCGTTGCATACTCTTGGTCTCGGCTGATATCGTCAACGATATCTTTAATTGCCAAGGCACTATCGTCTCGACCATAATCCTTAGCCACATAGGGGTTATCAGCATCTGTATCTAGTTCGAGGGTATCAACACCTGTTCGTTTCAATACTTCTGTAATAGCGCCTTTGTCGCCCTTCAGTACATCGATCATAAGACTTACGTCATCATGGTTCAGCTCTGCGCCTTCAATCGCGTCTATGGTTTTACGCCAAGGTTTGATGGCTTGCATCTTTTTGGTGTAGTCCATAGCTTGACCGAAGATTTTTGGAAACTGATCTACGATCTCTTCGCTAGAAAACTCATAGTCTTTGCCATTGGCTTTAAACTTATAAGTCTGTACTGGTTGCTCTTCCTCATCCTCATCTTCAGCATCATCGGAACTAGGTTCTTCATCTTCTTCAGAGTCCTCGTCAGGATCATCTTCATCAGTTTCAGAATCGTCTTCTTCAGCTACTTCGTCTGTATCAGATTCGTCGCTAGCATCATGGCCGGAGTCCTCAAGATCATCTTCAGGTTGTTCGGGACCATCTTCAAATTCTTCTTCAGTATCCTCTTCATCTAGGGATACTTCTTCGTCAGGGTCTTCCATAGAAGGTTCTGACTCAGGAAATTCTTCAAGTGCCTGGGTATCTTCCAGGTCGGTATCGGGTGACAGATCAGCAGCTTGGGCCTCCTTAAAGGCTGCCTCAAGCTCATCATCTGACATATCCCATAGGTCTTCTTCACGCATGGTCTATGTCTCCCCTTTACTCTTCGTCTTCTTCCGAAGGAATAGTACCTAGGTTCTCAATTGTTACGAAGTAATCTTCAAGGCTAGAAATAGCAATCAGATCTTCCATAACTGCGGTTCTATGTCCGCCTGCAACAATTGCATCCTGGGCTAAGAGACTAACACCGTTTACGGCTTTATCTTTAAAGTAACCTTCCAAAATAACTTTCTGGAAATCTTTATTTTCTTTAAGCCGTTCTAGGCAAGCCCACATGTCTGCCCAATAACGATTTTCTACTTCAAGAATTTGCTGGTCATTAAGGTTGTTCATAAATGAATCCTTTGTCTATGTTAATGTTTAATAACTATAAAAAACAATACGTTATACGTTTATTGTTAGCTACAGTGGTATTATATAACATATAAACCGTTGATTACAACTATTTTTTCTTTCTAACGCTACACTTTTTCTTCTTTTTTGTAGCTTTTTTGACGCCTGCATAGTAATGCTTGGTGTTTTGGCCTTCACCATCACCATATACCATCTGAGCGGCTAATCCTTGTTCCATTATTTACCCGCCATAGTTTCAGCTAAACCTTTTTCACCACGATACTTAGCAGTCTTTTTAGCAATTTTCTTAGGTTGTTTAGAAAATTGTTTACCTTTCTTAGTATCTTCGCGTTTCTTACGACTCGTTGCAGCGTATTCTTCTTTAGAAAGAGAATCCCTAGCTTTCTTAGGTAAGTAACGTTCGCCAGTGGCTTTCTTACCTTGTGTACTATTCTTGCCTGACTTTGTACCCCAGTCTTCCTTAGTCCACTTACTTAAGCTTTTCTGCGCTTTAGTCTTTTTGCCAGAATAGCTACCACCTTTGTCCTTGTAAATTTTACCCGCTAGTTGGGCTTTACGTGCCGACCACTGCCCAGGTTTGCCACCTTTAGAACTAGCTTTAACTTGGGCAACTACTTTTTTCCAAAGTTTCTCATTAGTACGTGCCATTATCTATTACCTTTAACTAGGTGCCTAATAGCCCAAAATAAACATTTAACAGCTATAGATGCTGCTATAATACTAAGTCCAATATCTTTTAAAGCCCACAAAGTACCTAAACCTTGTAATTGGTTCATACCAGCAAATACTACATAAGATTGCGCTAGCATTCCAAATGAAGCAGTAAACATCCCAAACCTAATTGTAAAAGGGTATTTTCTTGCAGTGCAAGAAAACAGCACATAAGCAATAAGCACAGGGGCAGTAAATAGATCTAGGTAAGCTACAGCTAGGGAAGTATCCATTAAAGTCCGCCTTTAACCCACAGACTCAAAATCCCCGCTAGAATAACCATTACAAACCGTTCAATCCATACAGTTTTAGCATCATGTAGCTCAAGGTTCTGTATTCTTTTTTCATGACCTTTTACTTCGGTCTTTACGTCTGTTTCAATTTTATCAATACGACTATGAGCACGTTTAATAATGTCCATAGCATCTGCATGCTTCTGCTCTAATACAGCAAGATTCTGTAAAGCTTCAGCAACACTGCGCAATGAAGAGTTAATCTCTTTTATGTCATCATGCATTTTATCTTGCTGCATGGCTAAGAGTTTAATAGTACTCTCATTGCTGTAGTCTTTATCAGAAGGCATTACCATTTAACCTTATCGGCAATTTGTTTACACATATTAATAAACTCGTCTTGAGTGTAGCCTTGTTTGCACATATTAACCATAGAAGTAACCCATTGTAAGTTTCCTTCTACATAGCCCTGATTACTGTCAATACGGTCTAAAGAACAATTATTTGATACTTCCATTGCATCTAGGTCTTCGCCAGATAAAGCGCATTTAAAATCTTGTTCAATCAGTAAATCCGCTAGGTACTCAAATGACACACCCCATTCAATACCCCTAGTCTCAGCACCAGTTTTATATTTGTGTACAAAAGAAGCTCTTAACACTCCTTTATAAAAACCGGCATGACCGCTATTTTCAGGTTTACTATTCGCACATTTTTTACAGACTTTACCAGAAGCTTCAGAAGCTACTGCATAGTTTTTACGCAAGTAGCTTTGTTCTTCTCCGCAGCTAGGGCAGTTCTTGTAAAACCTACCGTCTGCTTTTTTAATCACCATTTGGTTTTGTCAGCCCAGTATGCTGCAGACATTTTGCCTTTAGCAATGTTCTTTGCATGACGAGCTTTAAACGATTTACGTTTAGCTTTCATTCTTGCTGATTCACCTTTTTTAGGTTTACCCGCAGTACTCGCCCCTTGCTCGCCAAAACGAATAGTTTTTTCTTTACCGTTTTCACAAGCTTTAACCACATGAGACTTTGTCTTGTGGCTAGGAGTGCGCTTTGGTTTATTACAAGCTAGTTCTTCAGCTAATCCAGCCATATTATATTCCGCCTACGCTCTGTGCAGCTAGCCCCTGTTCAGGAGCTTGCTGTGCTGCCATTTGCTGTTCGATAACCTGAATAGCCTGCATAATTAGCTCAGGAGCAATACCTTGCCTAACTAGTTCTTCAGGATCTACACCTTGCATTAACATTTGAATAACTTGTTCTACAGAAACACCTGCAGTTGGGTTACCCGCAGGTTGTGCCATTTGTTGAGCTAGGCCTTCCATCTTACTTCCTTGGTTCGTTAGTTAATGGATCAATCTTGTTAACACGGTTCATAGTGTTATTCCACCAGTCACCGACAGCATTACCTGCCTTACGTACACTGCCTGCTAAACCATCAGCCCAATCAGCAGAAGTAGGTTGTGGGCCCTGGAATTCAGGACGGTTGTAAGCATCAGCCATTTGCTGCTGCATCTGCTGCTCTTGTGCTCTACGCATCATTTCACGTTCTACAGCGGTATAAGCATCACCTAAACCGCGATCGTATACCTGCTGTTCACGAGCAGCCATTTGCTGTGCATCAAAAGCCGCAGCTTTTTCAGCGTTGGCTTTATTTTGTTTTGCTTTTTCGATGTAGCTCATTACATTACCCCAATGTTTTTATCACCAGCCATTTGCTGGACAGCCATTTGTTCTAAATTTGCTCTGCGTTTTGCTTCTTCTTGTTGCATGCGTTGAGCATGTTTAAGATCTTCCATTTCAACACGCTCTAAGTGTGCAAAACCTTCGTCTTCTTTAACAAACTTCAGGTCAGTCATATCAGCTTCACTAGTTAGCTTACGAGCTTTAGCTGCTTCAACTGCTGCTTTGTTTTTCTTAAGCTCTGCATCAATAGTGTTTTCCTGCGCACGAGCCATTTTATCTGCAATTTCTGCCTGCAGTTTCTGATTTTCAAGCATAAGACGCTGCATTTCCAGCTGTTTAAGCTGTTCTTGTACAGGGTCAGGCTGTGGCTGGTATTCACGAATACGTTTAGCCTGATCTGGCATACGCATTAGTTCCATAATATCAGCCATAAGAGTACGGCGAATAGCAGGATCTTCATTAGGGCCAAGAGTCTGTAGTAAGAAAGAAAGTTCTTGAGACTTAGCTGCGTTGTCTTCAGCAGTAGCAATACTAATATCTAGGTCAATACGTCCGTCTAAATCATCACGACGAACCGGTACATAATCTTCATTAGTAACACGTACAATCTCTTCATCTTCTAGGAACTCAGAGTTGTAGCTCATCCACTTACGCATAAGAGGTTTAATAAGGTTCTCTGCAATGTTACGTACGATATTCATACGGCGTGTTGCAGTAGCATCCAGAGCCCCTCTAGCACCTGTAGCAGTTGCACCAAGGCTACCACCGTTGATACCACCACTAAAAGACTTAGTACCTGTAATGGATTCAATTTCATTGTTCATTAGTCCGATCATATCAAACGCAGAACCTGGGATGCTGTTGTAGCTACCCTGCCAGAAATCGTTAGGCGTACCATTAAATTCAAAGTTCTGACCAGAGATAAACTTCTTACGGTTAATTTGATCTAAGGCGCCTTTACGGACAGCAACCTGACCATTGTTAGACTGAGCCATGTTATCAATAATACCACGGATAATAGCAGTCTTAACTTTCTGGTTATCACCAATCAGCTCAGCGTTAGCTTCGCCATGGATCTTAAATGGAATACTGTTAAAAGGTACAACAATAAAAGGAGGCTTACCGTCTGGGTAAGGGTTTGACTGTAGACGAATAATTGTATCGTTAATCCAAGCACATACAATTGGCTCAGCAATACCATCATCATTTACGTCATAGTTACCCCAGTACTCGTACACAACCATTTTCTTACGAGGTTCGTCAGCAAACTTAAAGTGTGTAGGGTCTGTAGGAATGTTGTAGTAATCGTAATCGTTAGAGTTACCTGGGACAACTTTATCTAGGTTCTTGTAACGACCATCTTTTTTAAGTGTAGATAGGTCAGTTTCGTAACGGTAAATAACAAACTGAGCGTTATCTAAGTTGTCTTGACATGTAGGGTCAATGTAAACGTCATGATTACGACATACTTTAGCCGTAGGTTGGTTCTTAATAACAACAGTTTCAGTTACTTCCTGTTCAACAATCATTTCACGCCCTGTGTCAGGGTCCATGATTACCATTTCTGCAGTAGTGGTAACTTCTTTATCTTCGTAGTCCCAACCTGTTTGTATAACTAGAGTACCTTCCTGGTCTAAAACTTTAACTGCTTTAGACATAAAGTTATAACGGTCAAACTTACGACAAAACTGAGTATTAAGAAGTAATTCATTTTGACGAGCCGCTAGCTCATCTTCAAACGTAATAGGAGTACACTTGATAACATCAGATGTACTAACAAACGGATCTACAATAGTAGCGTGTTGCCACTCAGACTGCTTTTTGATATCTCTGGAGACAATAGCAGATTTACCCTTTTGCTCGTTACCGTAGGGCTCACCGTTATATTCTGCTCTCCATTTATAGATAGCAGTATCCTGTTCTCTTTTGAGAATCTCGGCTGCTTTCAGATCGGCTTTTAAAGCGCTGAGCAATTCTGCTTTTTTAACTTTCATATGTTCCTTCAATATTCACATATCTAGGTGGTAGATAATAAAGTCTACAATTTTACGTATTATAACACAACTGGTATTTAGTTAGCTAGTGGATTATCTAGTGCTCTCTGCAGTTTTTCGTTAAGACGAGACTCTACATCTTTGATTTTTTGGTCTGTAGTATCTCTTAGTTGCGAGGCTTTATTGTCATACTGGTTTTGCAAAGCATCACGTTTATTGTCAAAACGCTCTTCAGCATTCTGTACAATTTCACGAGTTGTTTGCTCTGTATCCCTAACTAGCTTTTCTACTCTGCGTACATTATTGTCTAAAACATTAATTTGATCACGTAAATCATTCTTAATATCTCTAGAGTAATCTAGGGCATCGTCTAGTTTCTGCTCTATTAGTTTATTACGGTTTTCTATTTCAGTAGTATCAATATTTTGTACTACCTCACGCATATCCATATAGTCTTTATAGAACTCAAAACCCGCCCAGGCACCACCACCTAAAGTAGAAAGGGCGGTTAAGACAATCATCATCTTACCGCCACGAAAAGTCATGCCTGCAAATTCAAACTCAGCCATTAACCTTTTTCCTTATTGTTTCACCAGTTACTGCGTTACGGTACGTACGATACCAAGGGTTAACGCAAACTAGTCTCCAGTTATCAGTAGTCATATGTGGGTTTCACTATAAAAGCTTTTTCGCCTTCTGGTATTTGCAACGACAAAGCCGCAGACCAGCATTTATCAAACTCTACTTCAAGCTGTGCAACACACTGCTCTTCATTAGGAAAGATACCTGCCACAGCGTAAGTGTCAGGTGCTACAGCAAATAGTAAAACCCATAACATATTATTTACCTTTATCTTTAACAGCATCAGATGCAAAGAATGCTGATACCAATACAGCAATCGACGCAAAGTAAGTTGGTGCGATATCCGCAATCAAATTAGCAGCAGTGTCCAAACCAAAACCTCCAGTAATAGCAATACCTACAGGGTATACTAGCAAACCAATCAATGAGAACCAAGCCATACGACGAATAGCATCACGCTGAGCGTCTCTGTCTTCTAGTTCTTTACGTTTAAACTCAAGATGCATATCCAGCTCTTCCTTAGAAATGTGACCATCACCATTAGTGTCAGCCGCTGCCAGATCAGAATCTTTATCTACAGTAATTTTATCAGTCATAGTTAGTTCTCAAAGTTATTGTTAGAATTAAGACGCTTAAGAGCTTCTAGTTCTTCTTGTAACTTTAAGACTTCTAAGCGTTTTTTACGTAGCTCTAACTCATATAAAGAGTTACAGTTAATACGTTCTTTAGGCCCATCTAAGGGTATTACAATGCGAGCAAATACACCCACATCCTTAGTACGACTGCCATAACTATAGTCATCAGGTTCAGATATAATACCTGTAACACCAAATTCTATGTTAGTAGACCCACCTATAGAGTTTTTACAATCCAACTCTCCTGCTCTAATACTATCCTGTCCGTACGAATTAGGGCTTGACGGTAATGCCAAGTTAAGAGAACTAGTCTCTGCCACGGCAGTAGAGCAGATAAGTAATAAAGGCAGTAGTCGTTTAATCATTTAACTTTTGAACAAATGCGAGATGCAATAGCAGTCCTCACACTTTGGTCTTTCCTAAGTTTAGACTGTGAACAAACATAAACAACGTCAGCAACGTCTTCTTTACGAATATACACATCTACGTTAACTTTACTTAAATAGTTAACTTTTACAATCTTGTAAGAGGTTGCAAACGGTATACTATT